CTTGGCAATGATTCTTATGTTGATTTGGACACTTCAAGTATCTTTACGATCAACAGTCTTCGTACTGCTTTCCAGATGCAGAAGTTTTATGAACGTCTTGCCCGTGGTGGCAGCCGGTATACAGAAGTACTCCGCTCTTTCTTTGGCGTAGTTTCTCCTGACGCTCGTCTTCAGCGCCCTGAGTTCCTCGGCTCTTTCACTAAAATGGTAAATGTCAATCCAATAGCGCAGACTTCTGCAACCGACAACACCTCTCCGCAAGGCAACCTTTCTGCTTATGGTGTTACTGCTTCTAAATTCCATGGCTTTACCAAATCTTTTGTTGAACACGGCTATATTATAGGCTTTGTTTGCGCCCGTGCCGACCTTACCTATCAGCAAGGTATCAATAAGATGTGGCTTCGTTCTACTGTTTACGATTGGTACTGGCCTACATTCGCCCATCTTGGTGAACAGGCTATTGAACTTCGCGAGATTTATGCCCAGGGCACTGAAGATGATACTACTGTTTTTGGCTATCAGGAACGCTATGCCGAATATCGCTATAAACCTTCGCAGATTACAGGCAAGTTCCGTAGCTCTGTAACCAGTGGTAACCTTGACATTTGGCACCTTTCACAGTTCTTCAATAATGCTCCCACTCTAAACGAGGAATTTATTGTGGAAAATCCGCCTATTAAGCGCATTATCGCTGTTCAGGATGAGCCTGAGTTCCTGCTCGACATAGGCTTTAGGTATACCACAGTTCGTCCTATGCCTATGTTCGGTACACCTGGTCTTGTTGATCACTTCTAAAAGGAGCTGGTTTCATGTCTTGGCTTTCTAATACTTTAGGCAGCGTCGCTGGTTCTGTTCTTGGATCTGTAGTTCAGAATCATTACAATTCTGCTAATGCAGCACAGGCTAACGAGTGGAACGTTGAAAATTATAAACATCGTTATCAATGGGCTGTTGATGACATGCGTGCCGCTGGTCTGAATCCCATTCTTGCCGCTACTAATGGCATAGGCGGCTCTATATCTGGAGCTTCAGCTGCTTCTGTAGGTATGAGTGATATAGGTTCCACCATGAACTCTGCTAAAGCCGCTAGTGCCGCTGAAAGGCAGGCTAAGAACGCCGAGCACCTTGCAATATCTCAAATTGATAAAAACGTCGCAGAAGCCGATTCTACGCGTCAGGCGACCCATGGAATAGTTCTCGATAACGGCATTAAGGCTAATAATCTTAATCTCGCTGAACAAACCTATGAAAAACGTCTCGGCTATGAGCTTCAGCGCATGGATCAGGAGCTGCAGAATCTAAGACTTCAAGGATCTTATCTTTCTTCAGGTATACTTTCAAACATAGCTTCAGCTAATCAATCTAATTCCGCCGCGGGCTTTGCTGCGCAAAATGCTCGTCTCTCGAAGCAGGAAGCTGATTTCTATGATTCATTAGGTGTTGGCAATTCAGGCCTTGGTCATATTCTTCGTGGTATTGGTTATATCTTTAAATAAAGGAGTGTTAATATGTCCAACAAAACTACTATGATCCTTACATTCATCGTTTCCGTTGTCGTTCCCTTTATTCAGGAAGTTGTTGATTTGATTGAAGCATTAAAAGGTCGTTCTACTGCATCTACTCAGTTTGTCAGTAAAGTCGCATCCGACTTTTCGCATGATGTTGACAAACTTGTTGAGCCAGTTGCTAATAAGAATGATTCTAAAAAAACTAGCCGTTTTTTCGGTTCTTGGAGGGACGCTAAATGAAACGTCGGAAATTGTCTAAGCGTGGTTCTCGCCGTCTCTTTCGGCGCACCTCCAAATCTCGTCGCAGAAATTTTAAGAGAGTAGGACGAGGTGGATTTAGGATTTGACATTCTAACTTAATCCTGATACAATCGGTACAGGTGATTAATATGGTTTGTTACAATCCTATTCTTATGTACCCGGTTGAGGGAGCGATTACGAAAGATGGAAAACAACATTATAGTTTTTACGGTAGCCTTGTCTCTCACCCTGAGCTTGCTTGCGATAGCCGTTTCATTCGTTGTTCTTGTAAACAATGCATCGGTTGTCGTCTCGAAAATAGCAGACAGTGGGCTGTCCGTGCTGTTCATGAAGCCCGTTCTTCGTCTTCTGCTTATTTCGTTACTTGCACTTTCGATGATTATCATTTGCCACACGATAAAAGCTTGAGTAAGAAATTTCATCAGACATTTATGAAGAATCTTCGTCGTGAGTATGGCAGTGGTATTCGCTTTCTTGGCTGTGGTGAATATGGTGAACTTCATGGTCGTCCCCATTATCATTACATTTTGTTTAATATTGATTTTGATGACAAAATTTTTCGGTTCCGTACAGACGGTTATAATACTTATACTTCTTCTCGTTTTGCCAAAGTATGGAAATACGGTATGCATCTTATTGGTGAGTTTAGCTTTGATTCTGCTGCCTATGTCGCTCGCTATATAGTTAAAAAGCAGACAGGTAAAGATGCTCCTTCTCACTATAAAGGTCGCATTCCTGAATTCATGGTTGCTTCCAATCGTCCTGGCATAGGCGCTAAATGGCTCGAGGATCATGGTGAAGAATGCTATGCTAACGATTATGTTGTCATCAATGGTAAAAAGATGCGTCCTCCTCGTTATTACGATAAGAAATTTGATGAAACGCATCCTCACTGGATGGAGTTTATTCGTAATAACCGTGTTGAGAAGATGCTGCATAACTTGGAGAACAATACTTTTGAGCGATTGATGGCCCGTTGCCGCGTTCAGGAAAGTAAGTATAAGCATTTTCTTGGCAGAAAACTTGACAAGGTATTGTGACTGTGTTATTATTAAGTCGGAAATGAGGTGATGCTTATTAGTGAGCTTGAAGCTGTTAAAAATTTCTGTCGTGAGCGTAATATTTCTTTTAAATACTCTTTTTGTGGTAGTAAATATGCCGCTTACCGTCTTAAACCCGATGATTCTAGAGTTATTCGCCTTGATAATGACTATTTTGTCATATCATCTATGCTTTATCTTATGATTCGCAGGTATTTAGTTGCACTTAGAAAAGGAGATGGTTCCGCTGAGACTTTATTCCATTTATGATTCCAAGGCTGAACAATTTAGCCCTCCACAGGTTTACCATAATGATATGCTTGCTCTGAGAGGTTTTGAAGGTATTGTTAACGATGATAAAATGCTTATTAAAAAGTATCCTGAAGACTTCAGTATTTATTATGTCGGTAACCTTGGGGATTCTGATGGCCGTTACTATACTGAAAGTTCTGACGAATCCCGCGTTCCTGTATTGGTTGGTCGCGCCGTAGATTATGTACAGGATATTGACAACAATCCCACTAAATGATAATCTAATAAAGAGCGTATCGGAATAAGGACGGTCTCGTAAGAGATCGTCCTTTTTCTGTACGCTACGCCCGCCGCGTCTAGGCGCCTGCGAAAGGAGGTGAAATCATGAAATTTAAGACAGCTTACGATCCCGTAGAAGAACATGATCATTGTGGTATTGAGTTTACTATGCCTTCTCTTACAGTTCAGGACGAGAAAGAGGAAACTGATATCAATTACATCGTAAATAAGTATGCAGACGGTCAGAAAGGTATTATGACTCTTGATCTCGGTGATAGTTCGCAATACGCTTACTTGCAGTTCGGAGATGCAACGCTTCCCGGCGACTACAGTACAGCGCTTGAGCTTGTGTCCGGAGTTCGTGAAGAATTCTACAGTTTACCCGCTTACGTTCGAGCAAAATTTGGTCATGATCCTATGAATTTCATCGACCATTTGAATGATCCTACAACGCTCGAATATCTCCGACGACAAGGATTGTATGGTAACAAATATACTTTTGACGAATCACAACAGTCCGTAAGTAGTAAACAAACACAAGAAGAAAGTAACACTTCAGAACAAAATAATGAAGAAACACAAAAATAGGCGTCACCGAAGCCAGTTACTTACTTGATGTAACTGGCGTAGGTGACGCAAAAATAATCTAAAACCTAAGAATAATTTGCTTTAGGTTAATTCTTAGGTTTACACTTCGAAGAAGGTGATGTTTTGGCTCGAAAAATTAGAGTTCGAGGTCATCGCTTTAGCGATGCTCCTGCAATGTATATGAGGAGAACGAAGTTTGACCGCTCTCACGTCTATAAGACTACTTTTAATTCAGGTAAGCTTATACCTGTATTTGTTGACGAGGTTTTGCCTGGCGATACTACTCGTATGTCTGTTAATTATTTCGCTCGCTTGGCTACTCCTGTTAAGCCTATCATGGATAATATTTATCTGGACTGGTTTTTCTTTTTTGTACCAAACCGCCTCGTTTGGGAACATTGGCAGAACTTCTGCTTTGAACAGGAAGACCCTGATGATAGCACTGATTATGTTATCCCTACTGTTACTGCTACTGGTAATTCTGAAAATGCCTATGTAGGTTCTCTTTGGGACTATTTCGGTTTGCCCGTGAATACTTCTGGTAATTTATCTGGCATTACTGCCCTTCCATTCCGTGGTGTTTACCTTATTTGGAATGAATGGTTTAGAGATGAAAATCTCCAGCAATCCGTCAAGATTCAGAAAGGCGATAACAACGAAGTTTTGAACTCTGCCCGATCTGCTGAACAGCCTTCTTGGGTTTTCACTTCAGGTACCAATATTGTTCCCGGCCTTGCTTGTCCGCCTCGCGGTAAGCGTCATGATTACTTTACTTCTGCTCTGCCTTGGACGCAGAAGGGACCCGGTGTATCTATAGGCCTTGCCGGCACCGCTTCTATAGTTGACCCTACCCCTGATCCTGGTTATCTTCTCCATAGTAACGCTAATCAGCTCGCCGTTGTTTCTGCCACTCGCCATGAAGGCAAATCAGGCGGTTATAGAGTTGCAACAGGTGATGGAGTTGTTACGTTCTCCCGTTTTGGTTCAGATTCTGATTCTAGTAGTGTAGCCGGTTTTGCTGGTAATACCTCTGGTGCGGTAAATGTTTCTGCTCAAGTCGGTTCTGCTTATCTTGGCAATGATTCTTATGTTGATTTGGACACTTCAAGTATCTTTACGATCAACA